TTTCTTTGTCTGATCGGCGGACGATCCTTGAACCAGTTTATTTAACGCTTTGTATGTATAAGCTTTTTTATAACCATACTTGCCCAGGGCATCTTCTGCTTCTTTTTCTGTTTTGTAAAAACCAGACACGCCCCATCTTATTGGCACGAAACCAAACGAACGGCACCGTCGGCCGTAGACCGTGGTCACGTAACCCTTGCTTTCCATCGACTCCATAGCGCGCTGTGACAACTGTTTAACGAACGGAACTTTATCGTTATAGTCATTGATCAATACTTCGGCTGTCTCATCATCGATGCCCAAGGTTTCTTTTAGTTTGCCTCGACCCATGCCATAAAACAAACCAAGGTTAATTGTCTTGGCCGCCGACCTTTCTATGTTAGCCATCTCTGCGACCATGTCGTGAAAGTCTGCGTCCCCTGATTTGTAGCCTTGAATAAAATATTTAGTGTCCATGCTTGGTCGTTTCGATTCATATGTAAAACCATCCGCCTCGTTCACTCTTTCTGCAAAGTGCACCACCATTCGTGGTTCCTGTTGTGAGTAGTCAAAGCTCCCCCACCTCTTACCTTCTTCTGGTATAAACAAAGAACGTATCTTGTTCTTAATCTCTTTGTTCCTGGCAGGTATCTGTTGTAGGTTTGGATTGCTGTAACTAAATCGTCCGGTCACTGTGCCTTTGTCGTCGCTTCTCATCTGATGGATCTCAGAGTGTATCCTGCCTTTGTGTTGATGGCGCATGATGCTGTCAATAAATGTCGTGTATGCTTTGTTTGATTCTCTAGCTTTGATAATTAGCTGTGCGAGGTCTGACTTGTGCTTTGATAAAAAGTTTTTCGTAAAGCTTGGCTTGCCTGTTGCCGTTCTACTGTAAGGTATCTTCATACTATCAAACGCTTTGGCCACAGAAGCTGCCGCCCAAACATTTACATCGACGCCAGATAATTTTTTTATTTGAAGCAGTGCCGCCTCTTCATCTACAATCAAATCTTTCTTTGCACTCTCTGCGGCTTGCAAGTCAACTCGAACACCCTGCGCCCGCATATCAATTAGACAAGGTTGCAGTCGTGTTTCAAGATCGTATATCTGTTGAAGACTTTGCTCGTCTATTTCTTTTTGATTGTAAAAGAATAAATCGTACGTGAGCCGTGCGTCTTGTTCCGCGTAATGCCCTACATACATAGCAGGTATCTTGTACATTTCTTTCTTTGGATCGATACCGGCGCCCTGTGCGTAATTAATAAGTTCGTCCTCGTTCTTTGTTGTGCCTAATTTATCTTTGGCTAAACTGTTCAAAGTAAACGAAAATCTATTTTCATCGATCAAAGCACTTGAAATCATCGTGTCATGTATAGTACCATTTACGGTTATGCCCATAGAACGCAACCAACCAATATCATAGGAAGCATTGTGAAATATTTTTGGCATGTCGTACGACAGTGTTTTCTTTATCCAAGGAATGACTTTGTCCGGATCCATGTTCTGCCCTTTCTCGTGAGCTATTGGGTAGTAGGCCTGCCAGTCTTTCGTGGCTAGTGCGAACCCTGTAACATAACCGTTGCCTGTTGCCCAACCTGATCCGTGAGTTAAAAGGTTTATGTCGCAAGTTTCTAAGTCAACTGCGAGATATTTTTCTTGTGATAAATCTGGAAAATATTCTTCAAACATCCACTCAGTCCACAGATTTAATTTCGTATTCTTCTCCATACTCATCCTCCAAAATCATTAAAGCGAAATGTATTATCTTTCTAACGTCTTTTGCTTTTCCTTTTTCAGAGTGACGAGTTATGTATTTTACGATGTTGCCTTCTCTCCAGCCCAACTTATTTTTTACAATGTAATCTGTAGGCTGTATGCTTAAAGCTTTGTAGTGAGCACCATCGACTTGCACATCTCTCCATCCCATTATGCGACTTCCTTTCTTTCTTTGTACGATCTGTACACCGTGTCAAAATCAAAACGAAATTTTAAACTAGGGCACATATAAATGTACATTCTTTGTTTTGCTCTTGTACACGCAACATAGAACATTCTTTTGATTGTATCTTTTTCAATGTGATCAAAACTTTTATATTTCTTATGAAAGGGCATTTCCATGTTGCCTACGACAACCGTGTTTTCGTCCTCTCCACCTTTCATGCTGTGTATTGTACAAAGTTTTATCTTAGGCTTTTTGTCAAAAATATCAACACCTTGATCAACACAATCCATAATATATTTTTTCTTTCTGTTCCACTCTGGGTTGTTGACATTTGCAAACGCTTCTTTCCAATCAACAGAAAAATCTAAACCAAACATATCTTGCAGATCTTGTGCTTTGTATAACTGATCTGGATCAAGCTCTTCCCACTGTTTGGGTTTAAAATTTTTCGGCTTGACCAATGTTCTATAACTTAAAAGATTTGACCGCGTTACGTATTTATCTTTTTGTAAATCAAAAAAACATTTTAGTGCAGCAATTATTTTTGCGCCAACAGGATAGTGAACATAACCTTTGGCCGTGGTCTGTGTAAACCAAGCCCTGTGTCGTATTAGAAGATCTTTTATCTCTGACATAACTGGAGCACCAGTTACCATGATTGTCCAACTCTCTCCGTCTTTGACAGGTATTTGTGAAAACCTATCAGTGTAGTGTATCTCTCCAGAGTGTGCGTGATCAGAAAAATATTTCTTCTGTTGCCTGTGTTTTATGTCTGAACTTATCTGTTCTGCAAAACTAATGTGTTGGTTTGTTAGTCTGTACGACTTTTGTAAAATAACTGGTTTGCAAACAAAAGTGTAGTTGCTTAAAAAATATTTTACCTCGCCACCATTCCAATCAAAGATAGCTTGGTCGTCATCCCCTGCGATGTACAAGTATTCAACAGAGCCTTTGTCCATTATCTTTTTAATAACTTGCCACTGGCACCACGAAGAATCTTGGGCTTCATCTAAAAACACAGCTTTGTATTCTTTAAATCTATTAACATCTAAAGCATTAAGTATCTGATCAGTAAAATCATGTAACTTGTTGTTTTGTTTGTACAATTCCCAACTCCTAACGTACTCTTCCAACCTGTTCCACTTATAGTTTCTCTCATTTAATCGTGTGAAAGCCTCTCTCAAAGATATGTTTGCTACACGATGCAGATTGTAAACTTGAATAATAAAATTGTTTTCTAAGTCACCATTAAACTCTCTTTTTAAATCGCCGTCCTCTCTCTTTGCCCAGTATTCAAAATCTCCCTCTGAAACTAAACGAGACTCTCTGCCTTTTAAAAACCCGTTGCATAGTCCGTGGATCGTTGCAAATGATTCGTAGCCTTCAGTTTTCTTTGTCACTTTTAATCGTTCACGAACTTCGTCTATACCTTTGTTTGTAAATGTTATGTAACAAATGTCCTCTGGCTTTATGCCTTTTTCGTTAATTAGATGACTAACTTTTTTTATTAGCCTGTCAGTTTTACCTGTGCCCGGCGGGCCAAATATTTTTTCTGCTTCTTTCATTTTTTCACTCATAGTGGATCCTCCTTAATTATTTCTTTCGGATCAATCTCTACTTCTTCTAAATTCAAGTTCTCTTCTTTGATTGTCCAAACAAACTTTGTTTTCTTTTTAATATTTATTCTGTTGCCTTTTGCACCAAGCCCAGGATTTTCAGTGTCAATGTCTCTTTTTAAAAAGTCCAATAACAGTGAAGAGTCTTTTGCATTTTCTTTTATGGCTTTGACAGAAATCAAAGCGTTATATAAATCAGTGAAAACAAAATGTATTTCTTTCTTTTTTTGATCGTGCCACGAAGAACCTTTAAGCAAACTTTCTCTATCCTCTCCTGAACCTGTCCCTGTAAACCAATCATTTATAGCCTCTTTAATTCTATCAAACCTACCTACCCCTTCTGGCAATTGTACGTGAGTCAATCGTTCCCTCATTTGAACTCGCATCCAATCATCAAAATTTGCTGCACCCAAAGCTGGAGGTTTTGCGTCTAATACAAGTCCAACTTTTTTTCTCCAGTTCTTTTCTTCAAACAGATCGTCAGACTCCATTCTAGCCGTGATGCCACTTTCAAAAGTCACATAATAAAATATCGGCTCGTCGTATACCTTATCAATAGATGCAAGTTGAGGATAACCCTCGCCGTCCTCCGTTGTTCGTTGCACGCCAAACTTTCTTGCCATACAAGTGACCCTGTCACAAAAACTGCTCATGGGGTCTTGCTTGCACAGATAGTGGTAGTTTGAATTGTCTGCTTCCTCCAGTTCTATGTCAGCCCCCAGCACTTGTTTGTTTTCGTGTTCCATGTGCCCTGTCACAGAGGCGTATATCCTAGACACTTCAATTTCACTAATTGGAGTCTTTAAATATTTATCATTTATATTACGTAGCTCTTGCAACCAATCTTGCTTGTCCTCTTCATGCATTCTTTTCAACATCACTGCACAATTAAACAAATAATTGTTTCTGCCTCCCTCATCACAGCCCTTCAAAGCAATACAATTGTTGCAAGGTGGGCCGTCTGGAAAGACAGTGTCTGTTTTTATTTCTAATTCTTTTATGTCGCCCAAAGCTTTCAACTCGTACTCGTCATAGAACTCACTTAAAGATAGTTTTTTTAACTGATTGTTTTCTAACTTTAATGCGTATCTTTGACAGTCTTTTTCATTAAAGTAAGGCGCGTTCACATAGTTTCCGTTCTGGCCTTTTAATAATCTAATTTGTTTTGGAAAAACTTCTGCATCTTTATAACCCAACAAAGCGCTTGCTTGCCTTAATTTTTTTTGTAAGTCTTTTGCTTTTACACCTTTACTAAAAAAACAATATACGTGTGCGCCTCCACTCTTTGACCTGCAAACTATGAAGGGCAGTTTGGCCCTTTCAATACTTGTAAGTAAAGTTATGTGATCAAAATTTTTGTAAGAATCTATGTCTATGCAACCCCAATGACAGTTGTTGTCGTGGTCTATTGGAACGGCACCAATGCTTTCTTCACCATCCAAATGAGATTGCCAAATTCTTGTGTCTGTAG